ATCTGATCCGCCGCGCCGCACGCGAAGAGGTTGCAGCCAAGGAAGCCGAGATCGAAGCCCTCAAGGCAAAGATTGAGTCTTTCGATAGCCGCACCTCCAAGGTGGTTGAAGTTGATTTCTTCGAGCAGTTGGGGAAGGACGTTCCCGACTGGGTGGCAATCAACGACGACAAGAACTTCCACAAGTGGCTGGACGGGTACGACGAACTGACCGGTGTGCGCCGCCAAGAGATGTTGTCACAGGCGGAACAGGATCGGGATGCTCGCAGGGTTGCGAACTTCTTCAAGGCGTTCAAGAAGGCTGGGCAGTCGTGGGCGGCGAATGCGTCCCAAAAACTGGAATCCCAAGTGGTCCCCGAGTCGAATCAGGCAGTCAAGCCCCAACCGGGCAAGAAGATCTGGACGACACAGGAGATAGCGAAGTTCTACGCATCAGTGCGTAGCGGGAACATCAGTGACAAGGATGCAGTCGCCATCGAAGCAGAAATCCACGCGGCTCAACTCGAAGGACGCATCCGCTAACGGAAGTCCTCGGTGAGCCGCCTATCGAAAGGTGACTCATCATGGCATTCCCAGTTGCAGCAGGTTATACCGGTTATTCGACCGGCTCGAAGTTCATCCCCGAAATCTGGTCGGGTAAGTTGCAGGTCAAGTTCTACAAGTCGACGGTCTTCGGCGAAATCGCCAACACCGACTGGCAGGGCGAGATCAAGTCGATGGGCGACAAGGTGCATATCCGCACCGTGCCGAACATCACGATCAACAACTACTCGTCTGGCGCGACCCTCACGTCGCAAGTGCCGACCAGCACCCCGCTCGAACTCCTGATCGACAAGGGCAAGTACTTTGCCGTTGTCGTGGACGACGTGCAGGAAGTGCAAGCGGACGTGAAGTTGATGGACATCTTCACGAACGACGCCGCCGAGCAGATGAAGATCGCCATCGACAGCGATGTCCTTGGTAACGTGTACGCCGATGCCGCTACCGCCAACAAGGGCGCGACGGCTGGTGCGCTCTCCGCCGACATCAACCTCGGCGCGACCGGCGCTCCGCGTGCTGTGTCTTCGACCACGGTCCTCGACGCGATCCTTGACTGCGGTCAGGTTCTCGACGAGCAGAACGTGCCGGAGACGGGGCGCTTCATCGTGATCCCGGCTTGGATGGCGGCGATGCTGAAGAAGTCCGACCTCAAGCAAGCCTACCTCACGGGCGACGACGTGTCCCCGCTGCGGAACGGCAAACTCGGGATGATCGACCGCTTCACGGTCTTCGTGTCGAACAACCTGTCGTCGGTTACCGACCTCGGTTCCGACTCCTCGTCGGGCGGCACGGGCGGCGCTGCTGACCGCAAGTCGTTCCACGTTCTCGCTGGCACGAAGGACGCAATCACCTTCGCGTCCCAGATGAGCAACGTCGAGACGCTCCGCAGCGAGTCGACCTTTGGCAACATCGTTCGCGGTCTGAACGTGTACGGCTACAAGGTTGTCAAGCCGGAGGCGCTGGTCGACCTCTACGCCTACAAGGCGTAAGCAGTAACCGGCTGGGGGTGCTTAGGCACCCTCAGCCTCTTTCTTAATTCGTTCGGGGGAGACATGGGCTACACGAAACCGGCTCTTCGAGAGCGCATTAAGAAAGAGGTCATGGCTGGCAGTAATGGCGGTGATCCGGGCGAGTGGTCTGCCCGCAAGGCGCAACTGGTTGCCCAGAAATACGAAGCCGCTGGCGGTGGTTACTCCGGCAGTAAGTCCTCCTCGCAGAAGTCTCTGAGCAAGTGGACAGACCAGAAGTGGCGGACCTCTGACGGGACACCTTCCGATGGCAAGAAGCGTTACTTGCCGGATGCTGCGTGGAAGGCGATGTCTGCCGCAGAAAAAGCGGCAACCAACAAGGCGAAGGCTGTTGGAAACGCAAAGGGAAAGCAGTTTGTGTCTCAGCCGAAGGCGATCGCTGAGAAGGCTGCACGATTCAGGAAGTAGCCGTGCGTCTGCTGCGAAAGCGGGGGACGGGCGAGATCTTTGTATGGACCGAGTCGCTCTCGCAGAGAGCGGACATGGAGGAATACCTCGAGCGAGCCATACGAATCGGTCCCAGCCAGACTTATCCGAGTAAACCAGTCAAGACAAAGACCATCGAGTTCTACTCCTCCGCAGGGGGGATAGGAGATGCGGTCTGTGCGCTGTACGTCGCTTGTGGTCTGGCGAACGCGGGGTTCAAGGTTTTGTTCCACGCCAAGCACAGGGAGTGGTTGAAGGTCGAACACCCCGGCGTGCAGATCCTGCCGGACGAGAAGTGCTTCGACATTAACGACGACTACGACGGGCAACTCGCAGCCGCCTACCGTGGAGACATCACGTCGCGGCTGGAGTGGTATATGCGGAACCTGTCGCGACAGTTCGACATTGGAGACGCGAAGCCAGCCAGACCTGAGAAGTTCAGCAAGCCACCGCGACCGATCGCGGAGCCGTACATCGTGCTGTCACCGATTTCTGCTGGTCGCCCTCGGATCTATCCGATGCCGCACTGGAGGCGGATCGCCAAGTCTCTTCTACCAAGCCACCGGGTGGTGGTGATGGCTGGCGAAGACGGCAGACAGGCTGTCGATGACGGGTTCTTCGGAGTGCCGGTCGAGAAGCGAATTGGTCTGCCGATTGATAACGCGCTGCGCTATTACGCTAACGCTAAGTGTGTGGTTGCCAACGACAGCGGACCAGCCCACATAGCAGGGCTGTACCAAGTACCGTGCGTTTCGGTCGTTTCTCAGGCGAAGCCAGATTTTCTGTTCGACTGTTCGCCGACAGTAACGGGGTTGGTGGCGCAAGCAAGTTGCACCGGCTGCTATTGGCAGAGATCAGGGGGCTGGGATCGCGTGTGTGAGATGGGATGTTCCGCTCTATACACAATCAAACCAGAGGAGGTGTGCCATGAAGTTGAGAGAGCCTGTGCGGTTTCTGAAACAAGTCAAAACCGGAACGATCTACATACGGACGGAGCAGTTAGCAAGCCGACCGGACATGATCGAGTTCGTGCCTGAGCAAAAGCAAGAACCCAATGTCGAGCCGAAGCCGGAGCCGACCCCAGAGCCGGAAGTCAAGGCTGAGGTGCAATCCGCACCGTTCAAGATAGAGAAGGCGAAGAGAGCGAATGCTGGCTAGTGACATCATCGATCGCGCCCGGTTGGTCCTGAACGACACGGACAATACCAGTTACCGCTGGGCAGACTCGGAGTTCTTCAAGTGGATCAACGATGGTCAACGAGCCATCACTCTGGTCCGCCCTGATGCGTCCGTTTCCGTGGAGACCATGACGTGTGCCGCCGGGACGAAGCAGTCACTCCCGGCTGGCGCAATCAGGTTGCTCGATGTCACTCGCAACATTAATGCCGACAACTCTGTCGGGCGTGCCGTGAGGCTGGTGGACCGCGACATCCTAGATAGCCAGAACCCGGACTGGCACTCTGATACGCAGGAAGCGACTGTCAAGAACTTCATCTATGACAACCGCGTGCCGACCGTCTTCTTCGTCTACCCGCCCGCGAAGTCAACATCGAAGTTGGAAATCGTGATCTCCAAGAATCCGACTGACGTGACGGCGACATCGAGTTCGCTGGCTGTGGCTGACATCTACACCGAGCCGCTGCTTAACTACGTCCTCTTCCGTGCCTACAACAAAGACTCGGAGTTTGCGGCGACAGCCCAGTTGGCGGTGTCGTACTTTCAAGCGTTCCAAGCAATGCTTGGAATCAAGACATCGAAAGATGTTGGCTACTCGCCTGACCTCAACAGCAAGGGCGGCAACCCGAACCCGGCTGCTCTCCAGACTGGAGGCGTGTGATGTCTGCTTCCTACGATCTGTTCCTTCCATACGTTCTGCCGGACGCTCCGGGTTGCCCGGAGATCGCCGCCATTCAGGCGATCCGCTCCGCGACCATCGACTTCTGCGAGCGCAGCCTGATCCTCCAGCGCGACCACGATCCGATCAAGGCGGTTGCCGATCAGTCTGATTACGAGTTTGAGCCTCCCAAGCACCATCTGGTTACCAAACTCATGCGCGGCTGGTATCTGCACGACCCGCTTGAGGTCGTTGCGCCGGACATGGTGACCGACCCTACCGTCTACAACGCGACGTTCCCAGACCCGAATGTATCCAAGGGGAAGCCGCGCAACATCGTCCAGAAGGACGAGCGGACGTTTGCCCTGTTCCCGGTGCCTGACGAGACCGTCGCAAACGCGATCACGCTGCGCGTGGCGCTGAAGCCGACCCGTGCCTCGACGACCTGCGACGACATCCTGTTTGAAGACTATGCCGAGTTCATCGCGCATGGGGCGAAGGCACGCCTGTGCATGACTCCGGGCAAGCCGTACACCAACCCTGAAGTTGCCGTGCTTGGCAACGCTCTGTTCTTGCAGGGTATCAACCGTGCAATGCAGCGTGCGGTGCGTGGTCATTCGCGCTCCGACCTGCAAGTCAAGATGCGGAGACTCTAATGGCTGGCGAATACGATCTGGAAATCCTGCAAGGCGAGACCTACACCAAACAGTTCATCTGGAAGGACTCGGCTGGCACGGAAGTAAACCTGACCGGCTATACCGCCCGGATGCAGGTTCGGCAGAGCAAGGCGAGCGACGATGTCCTGCTTGAACTCACAACCGCAAATGGGCGGATCTCGCTCGGCGGCGCTGCTGGGACGATCGACCTGAATCTATCCGCGACAGTCACCGCCGCCATCACTTGGAAGCGCGGGCTGTACGACCTCGAACTGGTTGCTTCAAACGGTGTGGTGAGGCGTCTGCTTGAAGGTGAAGTGACGGTCAGCAAAGAGGTGACTCGATGACCGACGTAGTAGTTACAGAGATCTCGGAATCCATCGTCTCCGTTCAGGAGGTTGCGCCGGATATCCTTGAGGTCGTAGCCGCCGGTCCTCTGGGTCCGCAGGGACCTACTGGACCAACAGGTCCGACCGGACCTACTGGCGCGACTGGTCCGTCTGTTACAGGTCCTACTGGTGCTGCCTCGACTGTTGCCGGACCTACCGGTCCGACTGGTCCAACTGGCGCTCAGGGCATTCAGGGCATTCAAGGCATTCAGGGTATCCAAGGCGCGACCGGACCAACTGGTCCTACTGGAGCGCAGGGTATCCAAGGCATCGTCGGTCCCACCGGTCCCACCGGGGCGCAAGGCGTTCAGGGTGACATCGGACCTACCGGACCTACCGGCGCACAGGGTGTGCAGGGGGTACAGGGCATTCAGGGCGTCGCTGGTCCAACCGGACCCACAGGAGCCACTGGAGACACGGGAGCGACCGGGGCTGTAGGTCCGACAGGACCGACTGGCGCACAGGGCGTACAGGGCGTTGCTGGACCCACTGGACCCACTGGAGCAACCGGCGATACCGGCAGCACCGGACCTACTGGACCTACCGGATCTACCGGCGCAACTGGCGCTGTTGGACCCACGGGACCAAATGGACCCACCGGACCCCAAGGAGACGCTGGTCCTACTGGTCCTACCGGTGCCTCCTCGAACGTGGCTGGTCCGACGGGTCCGACCGGATCAACCGGGAATACTGGCAGCGCAGGTCCGACTGGTCCTACTGGTCCTAGCGGATTGGCTGGCACTGTTACCGGCGTCGATTCGATTGCCACCCCTGACTACATAGACTTCGACACGACCGCTTCTCCTGCCGCTTCCGTTGGTCGACTTGCTTGGGATAGTGGCGACGGGACGTTGACCGTTGGTCTTCTGGGTGGGAACGTCAACCTCCAGATCGGGCAAGAGAATGTTGTCCTAGCCTACAACGGCTCCGGCAGCACGATCGCTGCTGGTAAGGTTGTTGCCGTGTCTGGGGCGCAAGGTCAGCGTCCGAGTATTGTCTTGGCTGATGCGGATACGGAGCCTCTGTCTGCCGCCACGCTCGGCATTACGACCGAGTCTATTGCCAACGGCGCTGAAGGATTTGTCACCACGTTTGGCGTTGTGCGGGGGATTGATACTTCCGCGTTCACGGCTGGCAATCCGATCTACCTGTCGCAAACTGCCGGTTCGTTTACTGCCACTCGCCCGTCCGCCCCGGCGCATACCGTGTTCCTTGGCTGGGTGGTGAAGGTCAACGCCAGCAGTGGAGAGGTGTTCGTCCATATCTCCAACGGCTGGGAGTTGGATGAACTGCACAACGTGCTGATCTCCAGCCCGACTGATGGACAGGCGCTTACCTACGACCAGACCGCTGGCGTCTGGAAGAACACGACCGCTGTTGGTCCTACTGGTCCCACGGGCGCTACAGGCGCAGCCGGTCCTACCGGTCCTACTGGAGATACCGGGGTAACTGGCGCTGTAGGTCCGACTGGTCCAACAGGGGCGCAAGGTCCGCAGGGCGCACAAGGCGTGCAGGGTGTGCAGGGCGC